TTGATACCAACATATTCAGGGTCAGCGCTCTGGTCTGATTCAACGATAAATTCTTCAACTTCCTGCCGAATGCTTCCCCCACCGCGTGTCTTCCCAAGGTCTACGGTCAACGCTCCGGTCGGCCATGTTGCCAAAGTCGTCAGCGAAGAAGCCGCCGCAATGTTTACGCTTTCGATGTTAAATGCAAAGTCTGCCATATTCTCACTCCTTTGTTGTTATTTTGTATCTCATAATTTGAAAAGATTCATTCGTGTTCGCTTGATCCGTCACGATCCCTTCGATGTTGTACAATTCCAAGTAAATCGGGGCGCCCGCGGCGGTGTATTCCGTATCAGATAGAGCGCCCGTAACTATTGCCTTCAAAGCTCCAAGCCGTGCGATATTCGGCGTTATTCCGTTGTAGTTCGGCGTGTACATCGTTATCCAGAGCTGCGCGGTTTGGAGCGTTTCTAAAAAATTTCCCTTGAGAAGCAACACAAACCGTTCGCCGGTTGCTGTGTGGTAATGCTTATAAGTCGCTATACCGGTCGGTTGTAACTTCTTATAGATTGCCGTCAGTATCTCATCGTGCAACATCATTTGACCGCCTTCTTCAATGCCTGATCCAGCAGTTTTCTAACTGGAGAAGCCTCTACCGAACCTGATAACACCGTGTATCCCTTAGCCTCGACGTATATTCCGTACTCCATCCCGGCGAAAACAACGCACGCGTACCCGTTATCCGGTACTGCTTGCTCAAAAATCGATTTTGCCGTTAATGCGTTACCGCGCGATTCGGAATGTCCGCCATCGTCGTGTATCCAGTCAAGAAGTTTTCGATTTTTGTATATTGCGTATCCGATGCTGTTACGAAGGTTTGCGGTTCTGTCAGTGTAACTCCCGTTGTCCCGCGCCCAGTTCACCGCCTCTTGCCCGATCCGATGGAGCGTTAACACGATCGCGTCATCACTCTTGGCGAGCTTTGCTCTCAATTCGCCAGCTAACTGTTTAGGCGTGCGGTTCCAAGACCCTGTACTATTTGCAGGCATTGAGTACGATCTCCTTGTGTACTTCGAATGGCAGCACAGCCACGACGGTGTACGTGGTATCCAATATCGCGATTTGATCTCCGACAACAACATCCACATCTCCGCGATAGTACAGTTTTCGGTGATCGTACTTGTACCCGCCCGTCTCGTCTATCTGAAGATGATTGCCGCGCGTTGGCTGGAAGTCTTGCTCGTTGAACGTTATCGGCCGTGAGGATTGGATAGGAACGGGGTTTCCGGAAGTATCCATGACTAATTCGGAGTGTTTCAACGTGCCGGTCATGATAACTCCTGATAACGCCTTCGGATTGATTGCGCCATCTCGAAGAGATACCGCTTGTCGTAATCCTCGTCCACGCTTCCTTGACTGTACTTCTTGTACTTCTCGGGATTCCCAGCAATCGCTTCGAGTAATGCCGCTTTCGCAAGCATTATGTTAGTAATGTCTTCGGTTGCCTCGCCCGTTGGTGTAAGCCCTTCGAGTGTCAAGAACGCGTTGTATTCATCATCTGTGAATATTGCGTTGTCAGAGTCAAGGAACACGGTCTTAAGAAGCGCTAAGTTCGTCACGGGCGACACCTGCCTTGAGCATTGCTCCCCGTAGTTCCGACGTTACCTGATAACGCTTGCCTTTGTGATAACGCATTATGCTGTCGCGGCAAGTTTTTGTGATGATCACCGTATAAAATTCCGGCTCGGGTTTGGGTTGAAGTTGCGGCTTGTATACTGGTATCAGTTCCGGTTCGGGCGTCGGCACGGATATGCTTTTGGCTTCTGATGTTGGTATAATTTTTGGTTTGCTTTTGGTTGCCATTTCTCACCTCACAGGAGGCTTTACGCCCCTCACTATTACGTGCTATGTACCGTTGCGATAAAGACTTGATCAATTAGCTCAAATGAGGGCAGACAGAGCTGAGATACAACGGTTTCAACGTTAACAGGGATGTCGGCTTTTTTGAGAGTTGTCACGGCCACGCCGGTGTCCACAATGGATACACTCGCGCCCGGCGTGTTTTGAAGATCGGCTTCTTCCGGGGTTGTTCCAAAGTAAACGTTTCCGAGCGGTGTAGGTGGTAACAGCGTGAATATCTCGTCCGCAAAATAAGCCGTCGCGGTTCCGCTTAGTGAATACTTCTTGTTGTAAATGGCGATCGTGATGCCGAGTTCTTCATACAAATACGCTCGCACGTTTTTCTCGTTTACGAGCCGGTCAGTCGTGTTGAAAGCCGCAATAACAGAAGCCGTCTTACCGATGTAGTTGAACGTCTTTCGGGAGCAGATCGCCCGTGTCGGCCGAACGCCGGTATCATCTTCAATTGTGTCTTGCCAACCGCGAATATCCCCTACGGGGTCAGCAGTAGCCGTCTGTGACCATCTTTTAGTAGTAATCAACGTGTCTTGATGATCCGAGTCGCCGTTGTAGTCGTAATCGAGCGGAGTGTGCCCATCTGTAATCGATATCTTGAACGTTTGTAGAAGTTGCATTATCATCCGTTCGCGCGCGACTTTTGCCCCGGCGATCAGTTCAACTTCGTCTTTAAAAATGTTCCCGAGCGTGATATCAATAAGTGCCTGATTCCCCGTCGCGAGTACGCGTTGCAACTCTTGTCGGTCTTTTTCCTTGATATACATTCCTTCTCGGAAGAACGGGAGTTCGGTTTCAATCTTTTTAATTCCGATTCTGTCCCGGAACGGAACCTTTGCGTCAAAGCTCGAAGTCTTGAGCATAACCGGCAATCCTTTGGAACCGCGGAACCAAGACAAATCGATTCCAATCTGCTTTTTGAATGGGAAAAGCGATTCGCCGAGATAAGGTAGCTTGTTGCTTCCGGTTTCGTCCCAGTAAGTTGCGATCTCTTTTGCGGTAATTAAATCGAATAAGTTATTAGCCATATCTCACACCTGCCTTATGATACGAACGTGATGTTCTTCAGAACAGCTTGCGCTTCCGAACATACCACGGTTGGTAAGTTTGCCCGATTGATAAAGCCGTGTACCACCATTGTCCCGGCTGCATCCCCGTTTGTTACGTCTACGTCCCAGAGTAAGATCCCTTCCGCGTCACTCGCGTTCCCGTCCGTTCCACCTGCCAAAGCTGTCGCGGTTTTCGCAGCCACAACCGTCGCACCTGTTCCGGATTTGGCGGCAGTCACAATCGTTCTTGCCGCAAGATGCGCGTTCACGGCGGTTACCACCTGCGCGGCGGTTGTCGTAAGCGCGGACGAGGTGTTCGTGGCAAGGTATACGTTGATCGTATCTGCCGCAATATCAACGCTTAAAGCAGCGCTCGCCGTGCCTGGATTCAAGAAAGCTACTTTAATTGCGTTGCCGGTTGTCCCCGGGGTGACTGCGGTGAATGTTACCGCACCGTTCGCGTTCGTCCCGAAGGTTATGGATGCGGCTACCGACGGCGTGTTCTTCACGACCACGCGTTCGCTCGGATTCAGCAACGCGGATTTGCTCGTGCCTCCAACAACCGTCCCGGCGGGTACGATATATTTGCCACTGTCGCTGTCGGCACTTACGCCTGCCGTGCTGACCGTTACGGCGTGTGCAACGTAATGGTCGTATTTGAGTATCTCTTTCTGACTTGTATAAGTCGTTTCTAAGAATTTTGACATCTTGTCATCTCCTTTGTTTAAGGTTCTTTGAAGTAAATCGTGGAATCAGGTTCCTTGGGTTCCAGCCGAGCCAGCCGCTTGCCAAGTGATTCGCTGGTTGAGTTTGTTGGCGACTTGACCCCCTTTACGCTGATCCCCGCGCCTTGTATTTCTTTGATCTTTTCGTCCACGTAAGTGTCCAGCAGTTTTTTGAAGGTCTTAACGTTGTCTTCCGCTTGGTCCGGTGTTTCTGAGATAGGCAGGATATAATCTGCGAATGTTGATGGCACTTTGTGTTCGGCAAGTTTCGCACTCACGCGTAGTTGGATTCGCTCGGCTTCGAGTTCCTTCTTCTGAGATTCGACTTGCTCAATCTGCATCTTGTAAAGTTCCTCGAATTTTTTCTCGGCTTCCAGTTTTGCTTTCTCAGTTTCGAGTCTGGCTTTTTTTGTTTTGTCTTCCTGCTCTTTCTCCCATTGCGCTTTCAGGTTCTTTTCGCGCGTTTCAATTGCCTTGGCAATCGCTTTGTCGAGATCGGATTGTGTGTATCGCGATTCGCCTTGCGCACTCTCATTTGTTGCTTCCACAGCAGTACCGTTGATGACGTTCCCGCTCGTTTCTTCCATTAAAAATCACTCCTCGTTGTATTTTTGATAGTATCGTTTTGCAGATAAGAAAAGCGGTTCCGCGAACCGCGCCATCTCTTCTCGTCTTGTGTTGTTTTTAAGATACTGCGGATAGTTGCCGTCGGCGTAATACTCACCGTAACGATGAAAATGATTCGCGACCATCAGCGCTTTGACTTTTGCGTTATCGTTCTCCTGTTTATCCCATTGTATTTCTGGCAGGTATTGTCGCACGTCGAAGTGATCCACGATGTAGTTGAGAATTGCGTTGATCGATCGAATATACATCTCGACGTTGTGCGAGTCGCTTCCGCCGTGTACGCGGTAGTGCCTAAGGTTTCTCTCAATACATCGATAACACATTCCGTTGCGTAGATTATTAAGCAATGATAGTGTATCCACCTCGCTTCCCAGATACGATACGTGTCCGCACTTCCGAATGAATTTGGTACGGTATAAACCCTTGGTTGTTATGACCGCGCTCCCACCGTTATGGTACATCTGAGCAATCGCAACGGTCGGCGGAACATACCGCGCGCCCCATTCTTCTGTGGCCCGCCCATCTTCAAAGTGCACAGTTGATCCGCTGTATACGAAGTCGAGTGACGAGTCGCTTTGAAACTCAGCCATCATCAACTCTATCGCATCCGGTTCAAGCCAGTCGTCGGCGTCGTAGTGCATATAGTATTCCCCGTTTGCGCGTTTGAGCAATTCGAGGAATCCTCGCCTCGCACCTCCGCTGTTGTCCTCATGGATGATCGACTTGATTTGGTTCCCATAGCTCGTAATCACGGCGACTGATTCGTCTGTTGATGCGTCATCGTCTACGATGATCTCAATGTCCGGATACGTCTGCCCAAGCATCGAATCTATACATTGTTTGAGATACCGCCCGTAATTGTAGTTGGTAATCCCAATTGTCACCAGTTGCCTTTTTTCCATTTACGCGCCCTTTCTTTTTTTGCGGGCTCTTTGGCAATCAGACCCGCGCAGAACCCCACAATCAATCCGAGCCCTATCCCGATTAGGAATAATACAATGTGCATGATTTGATAACCACCTCATTTCTCCACTAAAAAGCGGGCCCGCAGGCCCGCAAGGGAGGGTATGTATGAAAAAAGCCCGTATTGGGGCTATAGGGAATCTACAAATTCTTCAACGCTATCCATCTCGGACGTGAGATAACACATACAGTGTGGATGAGCCGGTTGTCCGCCATAAGGCACCGCGTTCTTCGGGTACACCCCCGGGCCAAGCCCGACGTCCGCGTCTGCCAGATCATCGCAGATGTCAACCTCCGGATGACTCCCGGAAAGATTCCACTTAATGCCCTTCACAAACGGCAGCTTCTTCGTCATCTCAACATAAGAACCTCGCCACGCTCGCTGTATCTCGGTTCTTGCAACTCTCATCGCGTTATACCGCATCGTCTTGCGAACGTATCGGTCAATAACTTTGCGCGCGCCAGCGGGTGATAAGCCTTGAAGTTGCTCTTGAATATACCTTGGGATCGAAGGTTCCAGTTGCGCTTGCGTGCGTAATATCTGGTTACGAACCTTCTTTGCACTCATCCCGGTTTGGAGCGACGCCGTCAGTATTCGCTTCACGTCTTCGGCGGTTTTATCCGCGAGCTTCCAGATGCGTTGGGATAGCTTGATACCGTCAATCGCCGGTTTGTCCATCACCCACACAGTAGCAGCGTAGTTGGTTTGCGTCATATCTTTCCAGCGATTTTGCACAAATTCAAACAGCTTGATATCCCCCGCATCTTTCTCGAACTTGTACTTCTTTGATTCGTACCGAAAT